TCTCATAGTCTATATCATTCCCCAGAGGAGTAGTCGGTTGACCTACTACCATAGGAGTTGGTGTACATCCGTGTCCAGCTGCAAGTCCTGCTGAATGGGCCTCTGAATAAATCTCTTGTGGTGTTTTCATAACAAACCTCTCTGTAGTTAATCTCTCATTATAGAATCATTGTATCACAGATAACTCTCAATGTCAAGCATATAATATGAATAAAAGAAATGGTGTAGATAACCATAGAATCAATATCAGTATTATTAGCTTTAGCATATCTTTTTATCCTTTATCTCAGTCTACATAGAGATAGTACCACAGTGTCAAGTTAGAGTCAAGTCTTTTCAGAACTTTTTTCTAAATTATTTTACTTGACTTCTGTGTCGATATGTGGTAGGGGGGTATGATTCGGAGGTGGCTCTCAAAAAAATGGCGATAGACAACAAAATTTAATCACAACGGTATACGGTTTATTTATATCTTTTTTTATTTTTTACGCAAATCCCATGTCTTCCCATGATATCCCATATAGTGTACGCATAGGTGTATACCTATGTACAATACTATACACAGTGCAAAGATATGTGGGTCATGCCATTGTTCTATCATAGCCACCTCTTATCCCATATAGGGTCATTTAACGGATATTCTTTACCTTCTTCAAGAGTTCTTTCGTTCTCTTCTCTATTCTGGTCGCTTCTCTCAGTATTCTTTCCATCTGTATGACTAGTGGAAACTGTATAACTGTATTTCTCTGGTACTTTTCCCCAGCCAACTGTTCTATCCCAATCTCTCTGTGTGTACTTCATCTGGTCTTCCTCTCATGCGTGAACGTATCCACTTCTCTTCTGATGCAAAGAACTGGTATAATACACTAAGACATAGTATTGTGCATATTCCTTTTGTCATAGTCTTCTCTTATCTCATCAAATGTCTTTGCATCTGGTAAGTGTCTATACAGTAACCAATGTGACCGTATAGGACTAGGTACTATATTCCATAACCAACTTACTGGTTTACTATCTCCACTGGAATATACTTGATTCCAACGTCCAAATCGTCCACATTTAGATAGACCGACTATTCCCATATTCTACTACCTTTCCAGTATTCCACCTTCGTGATTCTTCTTTTGCAGCTTCTTTTGTATCGAATACCATAATTGGTGATGTATCTTGCCAAGAGTTATTCTTTCTTTCTCGTACATAATCATACTCACCTTTGTCTTTTTCTATCCATACTGCATATGTTACCATAATTCTAACACCCTTCCGTTACCTATGATGATAAACAAACACGTTATAATATGTAGTAACACCCAAAGACTACGAATGATTAACATACTTATATCATATTTCTTTGTCTTATCGTCAGAGTAACTTCCTAACGAATATTGCCATATTTTAAGAAGATGTGACCCCATTCTTCTTTTCCTTCCCATGATATACTTCATGCCATGCGTCACAAGATGGACATGATAGATTAGTGATTATTTTATGACCGTCAAAATGCGTTTCATCTTCTTCTAGGTCATGGTCACCACCCCATATTAATTCAGTGTTACATACCCAACAATTCATTAGAATTTACCCAAGAATCGTGCGATATGGTGTACAAATGGAAGTAAAGTTGCAGCCATGAATAGGTTTACACCAGAATGTGCAATCGCAATTCGTAACGTATCACCCTTAGGCATACCATCCGATACAAGTAATCCTGCTAACCATATCGTTCCAGTTGTACCTATATTTGCACCCAATACACACGCAATCGCAGCTGGTAATGGTACTGCACCAGACGCTACTAGTGCGATAATCGCTGTGGTGGATAATGATGACGATTGCCATAGAAGCGTCATGATAATACCACCAAAGAACATATAGATAGGATTCGCAATGAACCATTGTAGATGGTCAATGTTACCCATTGACTTCATTCCACCAGAGAACATTTTAAGTCCGATATAGAACACTACAAGTCCTACAAGTGTTGTTATAATAGGGTTTCCTAAATCCATTCTAAATACCTTTCTCTGCAATCTATTCAAGTTTTCTTTTTTCATTCTTTTACTACGTCCTCTAAACAAACAAACCCAACTCCATATGGTGCGTTTTCTTCTTCCATATTACCATTGTATATACAATCTAATGGGTCAGTAAAATAGTCGATAGCTTCTCCATTTACGTTTCCTTGTGGGGTAATTGTTACCATAACAAGATAAAACCCCAACACAGCACTGTTCATATGTTAACTCCTTCACTCATAGTATTTTGCAATCACATCTCCATTTTTATGTGTTACTTCTGTTAGTTCTCCATCCTTCTTTTTGGACTCTTGTAGTTTGCGTTCCCACGCAGTCTTATTATTTTTGTCTTCTCGTTTGCGTAAAGTGGTCTTTTTGCGTGACCGTTTCATACGCAACTTCCGTAATTCTTCTTTGAGTGATATGTTTGCACTGATTAATAACAGTACTGCAAGTGGGTCAAATACCCATACCAATATAATTATTACCCATCTGACGGACTCTTCAAGTGTTCCTTGTTCTGAGTTTCCGTAAACAAGTTCTGCAATGTATTTGATTGGGCCGACTTCTGCGATAAGTTCATTTTCTTTGGTGCGTAACTCGTACTTCTTCTCCGTGAGGTCTGCGATATTGTCCGTTGCGTTATTGATTGTTTTCGTGAGCGCATTACGTTCTTCCTCTTGGTTTTGTCTTGCATTGATTGATTTAGTTACTGCACCAAGTTCTACATACTTCTTGAGTGCATCATCAAGAAGTGTTAGTTGCAGTTCCGCTCGGTCAATGTCTTTTTGTTGTCGTGAAATTTGTGTATTGATTGATTCTATTTGAAGTGTGTTATCTGCACTTACAGATGTCTGTTCTATATGGGCTTTGGAAAGGAATCCGAATATTCCCATAGAAGTAATAAACATGAGAACAAGAACAGCAGAAATAAGATAAGTTTTGAGTAGAACATTTACCTTTCTCCAATAATGATATAACCATGCGGCTGTGACTAGTTTGCCTGTTTCCAGAACAACTCCCATCACTGCGATAGGAATAACAGACGCAGAAAAGATTGCAACCAGACCTATAATACTATAGTAGGCTGCAACCCCAGATATTGCAAGTGCAGTTAGTAGTGTAAGGTATGCGAGTATCATATAACCTCTGAGTGATAACAACTTGTAGGATTATGATTACCACCCTCGTTGAACCACTTTTTTTCATTTGTTTCTTTTTTTACTCTACGAGTGCCATCATCATCTGTATACTCATAGTATTTAATTTTGATTTCTTTAATTAGGCGTTTCGTTCCAAAGTCGAATTTAAGTTGTTGATTATAGTATTCCATTTGTCACTCCCAGACTACGATATAGCACCCCTTATCATTCCCAGATATGGGGCCTGCACCTCTTGTGATTTGGTATGTGGTTTTTTGTTCAACCCACCCTTTATATATCCCACCATGAAAGTCTGCAAAGAACTTTGCAACTCTGGAGTTTCTAAATCGCATGATACGAGAATAATTTGTCATACACCTAATACCTTTCCAACAGCAGATGTGTCATTGGGTAGACCACCACCTTGACGTAGGTGTTCTTCTACTTGTTCAAAATAGAAAGCTGCATCCTCATGACCATACTCTTCAAGAAGTTGTTTTGCAATCTTGAAAAAGGTTACAGTTTGCATACCACTACCATCTCGTAGTGTTGCAGATTTCCATTTACCAGCTCTTTGGTTACTCATAATATATCTCCCTTAATGATAAGTGATGTTGCTCATTGATTCTGGTTTCATATCCCTAAGTTTAGATACTACTCCAGACCAATACTTAATACCCCAATCGGATTTAGAGTAATAACACCATTCTAGTGCATTATGTGCCCATCCGATACGTTTTTCCCATAGTTCTGGTGTCATTTCTTTTCCTCACATTTACGTTTAACTTCAACTGTCATTATTCCAAAGTCTACCACAATATCACTATGTTTGTCAAGTCTCATGACGCATTGTGTTTTATCTGAAAACTCTTCGATAACAACCCCAGAAAAATCTTTCTCTGGGGTTGTCATTATGATACTAGTAATTAGTATAAATGTTTTCATACCGTCACCTTATTTTTTGCTTTCTCAAATTTAATTTCATTTATTAGTGTATCTTCTGCAACACTAATTGCATGAGCAGTATCACAACCTAAATGTATATCATTTGCTTCATAATACAGTTCTGTTAGTTTCTCCAACAGCGCTTCTAACTTCTTAACTTTATCCATTACGAATTCCTCTCTCTGATTTTTTCCATTCGCATCACTGATGCAATCCACTGTTCAGGCGACATGATATGTGAGCCAGTAGTAATCTTTAGTTTTGCTTCTTTGAAACATTTCTTGAGTATCATACCAAACTCTTTACCTAAGAACATAGATGACAGTTTGATTACATCCCTACGAAAACCAATATCATGATGCATATTACCACACAAGTGTGCAAACTCATGAACGATTGTATATGGACAGTTGTTCTCTTGAAGTTCCATTGCACCATACCAAGTAGCACGACCAGCTGTTGCACCACGAAACTTTTTCTTCTCAAGAGTAGGCATAGTTGATTTTACAGTAGAACCAATATCGTTCTCACACAACTTCCTATAGGTAGCAGACTTTGCAATCTTCTTGAAAAGTTTCTGTGAACCTTTCCAATCTAGAAACTTGAATCGTGCATCATTAGGATATAATGATTTATACTCTCGCAGTGCTTTGAACTCTGCATTGTAAGTCTTTTGTCTACCACTATCTTTGAAGTTTGCTTTACCAGACTTGATAGTCTTGTTTTTCTTAGACCAATAGTTTGCATATTTGTTTGCATAATCATGAGACATGATTTTACTTGCAGCTTGATATGCATCTGTTGAATTAGTGAATGTCATTATATCACCTCTATATCATCAGCAGTAAAAACCTTTACTGCACCATCATCAAAATAAACAGTGTAGTGTGTAACACCATCTATATCCTCAATAGAACCTATCCGTCCTACCATACCATAATCAGTAATTACCTTGTCATCAAAAGTCATTATTAACCTCTCATTGCAACAGCATCATCCCAAATCTTTTTCGCACCATCATGAGTTGCGAAACCAACTTCGTCTGCAAAATCCATAGTGCTACAAAACATAACCTCACCAAAGATTTTGTGAGTATCTAGGATATATGCAAGCATCTTAGCGTCTTTTGCAGTACCAATCATATTACCAGCACCTTTGAACACAGCGACTTTCGCACCTTCGATTGCATCAATAAAAATTGTTTCGTTTTTCATGTCTATCTCTCTTTCTCTTGACTATACTATTATAATACACAATTCCTATGGTAAAGTCAAGTTTTATTTTCAGACGTAAAAAACCCTCATAAATCAAGGACTTATGAGGGTGAGATTTTATGTGATATTTGGTGGTTTGTTATAAAAACAACAAGTGATTCGCTTTTTAACGTCTATCTTTTTTCTTGAGTTCGTTTGCAATCCACTGTTTTGCTTGAATTTTGGTGGGTTTCTTTGTGACTAGACTACGAATACGTTTATACACTTTCTGGAATATATCCTCACCAGCCTCATTGTTATCTACAATAATAAAGTGTTTAGAACCAAACAACTGTTGAAATGCACCAATGTTTCTTTGTACACCATTCCACATTTGTTCTACAGACTTCTCTGGTAGAGTTCTTGCTCTTTCTTTGTTTCGTATCTGTGCAACTTCTAGTGAAGTGTTTGCAAAAATCATTGAACACTGATAACCAAGTTGGTCTAGTGCGTTCTTTTGTCTAGTAATCTTTGCAACGTCTTTACCAGTTCCGTCAATAATGATACCTAGTCTACCATCAACCCAACCAGACTGTCTTGCTTTTGTTTTTGCTTTTGAACGTAAACGTATCGCTTGACCCTCATCTGAAAAGATATCTTCTGGTTTACCAATATCCAGACCAGCAGCTTCTAGGTCTTTCTCGTAGATATCATCTGAATTTACAATCTTCATTCCAAGACCACCAGTGGTCTTCCTCACAACGTAGGACTTACCACTGCCTGGCCCACCAGCAAGAAAGATTGCGTTAAATATGTTGGGGTCGTAAACTCCCTCTTGAATTTGTTGAAATGTTTTCATCACTAATCCTTTGTAACAACTCTTGTATGTATTTAGTTTCTTCTGGTTTCATGGGTTCAATCCTTCTCTCTTGTCTCTGTAGGTTCGTAAACTTCTTCATCTTCAGTTTTGCTTTATTTGTCATTTTGTTCCCTCTTAAAAAATGTGGTTGAACATGATATAGATTGTTGTTACATTTCTCCTTATGCTACTGTGTAATCACTTCCAGCCGTGTATCCTGCTGATACGTCAACTGAACGTGCCTTGTTAGTGTCGATACCCAAATCACCACCTTGTGAAACCCCAGCAGTTGGTAATGGGTTATTATTTCCAGCATCTTTTGCTACTTGCATAACTATTTTATGTTTAAGTTGTCTGGATTTTGTGAATGTGTGTCTTAGGTGTGTGACAATATAGTTACCAGACATTTGTGCATCATCCTTACCATCTGTGATAGAACTTGTTGCACCAATCTGTAGATTAATCTTATCACCAGCTTGAATAAATGTCTGACCATTTATCTCTACATTAAGAATGTATCCGTTTTCAAACTGCTGTTTTCTTGCGATTTTTCTTTGTAGTGTCTGGTTTTTATTGTCACTTTGATATGGATAGTTTCCATCCTCTTCAAAAGAGTATCCAGATGCAGTTGATACCACGAATAATTTGGTATCTTCGTTTTCAGTTAAGGACTTGAGTGTATCTGGGTCTTTTGCTTCTGATATGATTGGAGTAGACTCCCCATTGTCTGGATGTATATCTCTATCAAAGTTGTCGAGATAATTATATTTATATAAGTCGAGTCTTTTATTGTATACATCATGTGCAATAAGTTTAGAACTAATCATACCACTGTTTATATTCTGAATAGTATCTTTTGATGATACTCTTGTATAATTTACGAGTGTATCTAGATTCAATTGTGCATCTACTACACCAACTTCATTTAACTGAGCACCAATATTTTCTTTGAAAAAGAACTTAGGTTCTTCTCTACACATACTATCATATGTTCTGAAATGAAACCCCTTGGTTGTTTCATAAAACAGATATGAGGGTGACGCATTGTTTAGACCAGAATTAGAAATATTAGTTAAGTGATTAATACACTTAAATGGTCTAAGGTTTGGAAAAATTACTTTTGTAAGGTTTGCAGTTGGTTCAAAGTAAAATGTCTTTTTACTTTTTAGATATGTTTCATCTCTAAGAATCTTCTCTACAATTTCATTTGGCTGTCCACTGTAAGATTGTGATATTCTACAAGTCGTATTTCTAAATCCCTCTACAGAACCGAACTGTAGTGATATAACTTGTGCAGTTTCACCATCTCCTCTTTGTGAGTTAATCTTGTAAATGATTAGAGGTGATTGTGTATAGTCAACTGTAGTCTCTGGTTCTGGAGAAGATTGTGGTGTTTGAAGTTTTAAAACTAATCTCTCTTCACCAATGATAGGAAAATTTTGTATGATGTTTGTGGTGTCTTTTATGACAATATCACCACTAACAGATGCAGTATAGATGTTTTCAAATACGTTAATTTCTTCCACCAACTCGACAATATCAAATGTCTTTCCAGTTGTGGAAACAATCTTGCACTCTTCAATTAAAAATTCACCAGCGAATTGTAAGTCACTTTTTGCGGCCATTAGGATGCCTCTTGTATTTTTCTCTCAAACTCTTTTACAAAATCATCAATGTAACGAGTTCCAATAAGTCTAATCTGTCTTTTCTTTTCTTGTAATTTGTCTTCATATTGATAGTTAGATATTGCAGTTGCAGATGGATACTCTGTGGTATTCATACCAACATCAATAGTGACTGTAGTATCTCCAGATGTCTGTGCAATTTCATAATGGTGTACTGCTTGTGGATTGTCATATTTGTCTGCAACGAACTGTTCAAATCTCTGAACACTCATAGGCCAGTCTTCGTAATAATCAATTATATCATTTGCAATTAAAATAGACCAGTGTAAGTTTACATCACCATAGTATTTGTGTGCAATCATCTCTGGTGTTTCACCATCTTTAACATCATAGTAATCAAATCCTAAAATATTATCTTTTACTTTTGGAATCATTTTTACTCTAGACAATATGTCTTTCATGATGGTAAATTTACCATTACCTTTTGTATCATAATAGATGTTTGGAAACATATCAAAGTATGCCATATTAATATCCTAACGCAAGTTTTTCTCTGGTGATAAGTTCCAGTTCTTTGAATTGCAGTTCAATATTTGTCTCTACTGGAGGCGCACCAGTACCATCTGAATGTGGTCTAAAGAATTGTACTCGTTCACCACCATATGTTACATTGCAACTCTCCAACACACAAGTTGATATCTTATTTAAGAATTGGTTTTCTTTATTCATGTTCATATATGTAATATCAAAAGTAGCAGGAACAACCATTGTTCTAGATGACCCAACATCACCATCAAAACTTGGCGCCATATAAAATCTAAACATTCTTGCAATTTCATCTACTGCACTTGCTTCAGCTTCTGACTTAGGCATCATTTTAAATGAATAACTAAACGCTCTTCTAGGTAAACCTTGGAATACCATCTCAAGTCTATTGTTAGTAACTTTACCTCTTGCAAGGTCAATAGCTGCAGTCGCTCCAGGCGCAGCTACATCAGCTGCCGCTCTCATTGACATAAAAGCTGCATCACCACCAGCTTGTTTACCTTCGTCAACTAAAGTGTTAAAAAATTCTTTGTTAAATACACCACCACTTCTACCTTTAGAAACAAGGTTTGCAGCTGCAGTCGCAAATACACCAATCTCTACTTCACCGTATGTTGCTCCTTGTTGAACACCAACAGTTGCAGGCATATACATTGCAATAGAAGAATTTAATCTTTTGGTTGCTTTCTTTGGAACACTGATTGTTGATGGTTCGTTATTTGAGTAAAAATCGTCAAACTCATTACCACTATACCCACCAGTTTTCTTTGCACCTCTTTTTTGACTAAACTTTACGTTTGCATTTTCAGTTTCATTAATATGAAATATCATATAATGTCCTTGGTCATTAGACCCCAAGTCTTCTGGATATGCAACGTGCTTACCCTTGAAAGGATTTGTGGCTGCATAGTTACTTCTATCAACCCTACCCCTACCGCCTGGGTTTTGTGTTTGTCCACCACCAAGTGCATCAGAAATCATGTTATTGATTCTGCCAGTTGCACGATTGATTGCAACATTTTTGATTTCGTTTAAGAATCCTCGCATCTGTATAAATATCCTTAGTTACATACTATTTAGGTGAATAATCATGGCATACCGTGGAAGATACATACCAACCTACCCAAAAAAGTACAAGGGTGACCCTTCTAATATTATTTATAGAAGTTTGTGGGAAAGAAAGTTTATGGTATATTGTGACCGTAATGACAAGATATTGGAGTGGGGTTCTGAAGAGTTTTTTGTTCCCTACCGTTCACCATTAGATGGTAAGATACACCGATACTTCCCAGACTTTTATGTCAAAGTAAAAACACCAACTGGTGATAAAAAGTGGGTTGTTGAAGTAAAACCCAAAGCACAATGTAAACCACCAAAAATGCCTAAAAGAAAAACCAAAAAGTATCTCAATGAAGTTCGTACTTGGGCTATCAATGATGCAAAATGGAAACACGCAATCGAGTATTGTAAAGATAGGAATATGGAATTCATCATCCTCACAGAAGTTGAATTGATGATATAAATAACTACATGGCAGAAGAAACTTATTTCGATAAAATATCGGCACAAATTAAAACTGGTGATGAACCAATTTCTTGGTATCGTAATCGTATCAAAGAGCTCGGAACACCGACTGTTCCAGAGTTGTTACGTTCTGGTAAACTCAATAATAAACCTCACCCCAAACACCTAAATATGTTTGTCTATGCACCAAAGTTTGCAAAGAAGTTACCATATTATGATACATTTCCACTGGTCATGTACTTGAAATCAGCAGAAGGTGGGTTCTATGGATTAAACTTCCACTACCTACCATATGCACTTAGAGCAAGACTTCTAGATGCCGCTGGACAAGATAAACTGGATGTTAGTGCAGTAGAGAATAGTAGATTGACAAAACCAACTATAAAAAGATACTTGTATGGATATGCAAGGTCTATGTTTAGAAAAGTTGATAGTGATGATAATTTAACTGCAATTATGTTACCAGTACAAAGGTTTAAGAAAGCATCAGACAGTAAGGTCTGGGGTGATTCTAGGAAGATGATTTAATGGCAAAATTTAACTTTTCAAATGTTCTTGGTGGTGCAGTCTTTGGTGGATTAAATGCGTTCTTACAACATAACGCATCCAGAGATGGATATGCAAAAGCAAACCGATATGAAGTTGTTATCTTGTTACCATCTGGTGTCACTAATGGTGATTTTCAAGGTGCTGGTGAAGCCGCAATGTCTACCACTGTGTTATCAAATTTACATGGTGAAGCTGCAAGACGCATTTCATTTCGTTGTGATTCCATATCAATTCCAGGCAGAAATCTAAGAACACAGATGAATGGTAACATTTACGGGCCACCTCATGAAATAGTTCAAGGACAAACTTTTGCACCAGTAGAAGCTACTTTCTATTGTGGTTCAGACCTTGCAGAAAGATACTTCTTTGAGGACTGGCAAAAGATTACTTACAATCCAGATACATACAATATTAACTACTATAAGGAATATGTCGGTTCAGTTGAGATATATCAATTAAATGAACAAGATGAAAGAACTTATGGTTGTAAGTTGGAAGAAGTATTTCCTAAGACTGTAGCTGCACTTGCATATGGTCATGGAAATAGTAATACGATACAAAAAGTTTCGGTTGAGTTTGCATATAGATATTGGAGAAATATTGCAACTGAACCAAAAAAGGCAAGTCTTGATAGTACTTTACAAGATATTCTAAAGAATTCACTTCTTAGACAAATACAAACAAGATTGCCGCCGGTGATACGAAAATTAGGTCGTTTTTAATTATTAAATAGGAGAATAAATTATGGCTTTGCCCAAACTTAATGCACCAAGTTATGAAATGAAAGTTCCATCAACTGGTGAAACCGTGAAATTTAGACCGTTCTTAGTGAAGGAACAAAAGATATTGATGATTGCACAAGAGTCAAAAGACCCAAACATGATGGCTAATGCCATGTGTGACCTTATTGAATCTTGTTGTGAAAACATAAAAGAGGTAGAAAAAATGCCTACCTTTGATATCGAATATATGTTCTTAAAACTGAGAGCTGTGTCTGTTGGTAGTGAAATTGAATTGGAAATGTTATGTCAAGATGATGAGGTAACAAAAGTACCAGTGAAGATTGATTTAGGAGATATTGAAGTCAAAGAGTTACCTAATCATAAAAAAGAGATTATGGTAACAGATAAGATTGGTATGACATTTAAGTACCCATCATTAAAAGATATCGCAAAGTATGGTCAAGATGGAGTGTCTGCTGTTGATACTACATTTGGTGTAATTCGAGATTGTCTGGAAAATATTTTTGATGAAAATGAAGTATATGATGAGATGAGTCAAGAAGAAGTACAAGAGTTTATTGAACAAATGACTACAGAACAATTTGAGGAAGTGCAAGGATTCTTTGATACCATGCCTAAACTAAGACACACCATAGAGGTTAAAAATCCAAATACTGGTGTTGTTAACAAAGTGCATCTGGAAGGGATGCAAAGTTTTTTAGGGTAGCCCTTTCACATGATAGTCTTTCATCATATTATAAAACTAACTTTAGTATGAGTAACCACTATAAG